GTTCCATGATAAGGTCAAGTCGCTTCTGTGTGCCCTCAACAAAGACCTTCTCAATCCGCTTTGAGTACATGTCCATATCGAAGAGCTTTATCTTCAACGCCTTTGCTGATGCTTCNCCTTCCATCTGCGTATGCCAGTCTACAGTGTGCGAATGGCGGTAGATTTCTTGGATAAGGAGGTCGGTCACGTACTTGCGGAACTCTGGTGAAAGGTTCTTCTCAAGGAACTGCGGGGTGATTTCGTCCTTTGAAATATCCTCAAGGGTCTTGATTTCGTTGAGGTGGTCTCGGTCGTCTGGTGAGAGCTTCTTACCAAGAAGGAGAATTGCGTCAACGATGCGATCAATTTCGTTTGAGTTGCCTGTGATTGCCCAATCGAGAGCTTCGATATAGGACACAACAGCATCAAACGGGGAGGTGTCGCCTATCATTTCCGAACGGTATTCCACCACAGGGCACATGGAGAAGGTGAGTTCCCTTGTGTCAATCTTGGTATAGTCATCCTTCTCTGCTCTGAATTGTGTCCACTCGGTAGCGGTAATGTAGTCAGCTAGCTTTGCGCCGTTGCTCTCACGGAACCACACAACAGCGATAATCTCCGGCTCGATGGTGTCGGAGTAAATGGGAACAACAGAGAGAGGGTCAAGCGGTGCAAATTTGATTTGCGTGCCCTTGAGGTTCTCCCCATCCCCGACAGTGTAGACGAGCTCGTAAGCACGATTGAACGTCAAAGCATTAAGCCCTGCCTTCATGTCCTTAACGCTCACGTTATTGTCGTCAAGGATTTCTTGGATGTGCGCTTCATAGTCGTCATTTTTGCTATCGTATTGTACATTGCTGAAGAGGTAGCCAGCATGCGTGTCAATGACCGTTGAGAAATATGCGGTCGGCACACACCAGTTCGGGGTGCGTCTCTTCAGCTCTCTTTGTCTGATCCGTTCCATGAGGTTTGGATTGCGCTTCATGTACAGGTCATAATACAGTTGCATCTGCCTGTAAATGTTCGTTGAGGTGTAGCCGTCAATCAGTTCTTTTATCGTCTTTCCGTCCATGTTATCTCCCTACTGAGTAAGTGCCCTTCTCTAGCCTTTGTACTGTACATGCTGCTGAGTCGGGTGCATCATCGTGCCCTTGGTTCTCTTGGTAATCTACAATCTGCTCTATGTACTCTGGGTCTGTCTCTGGTGTCCAGTATATATCATTCCAAGCGGATTTCAAATAGGTGCTAATCTTGATGTGCTTGTTCATGTGCTCGCTGTACGTTGAGATATTCGGCCACATCTGCCCGAACTCCTTAGCAAGATAGCCCTTGTCAGCATTGCGCTCCATGTAGAGCGTGCCTGCCTTGTACTTCTGCAAGAGGGATAGTATCTCATTGTAATGGTTCTGTACGTGCGTAGGCCAGACCTTCCCAAATGCATATAGCTTGCCGTCATGCTTGCACATGATTGTCAGTGCAGTGGTATCCGCTCCACCGTAAGAAGCGTCTATATGGGCGATTCCATCAACGTAAGGATACTTCTCGTATTTGGGATTCGGGAACAGGCAATCTTCATCGGCAACGTGCTTCAATTCGTAGTTGGCGGAGAACAGGGAAGCTGTCATGCTCCGTTTCTTCTTGAGGATCCCTTCCTCGTCAAAGAGTCCAGTGTCGTAGATCGTGAATAACTCCGGCTTAGGCATGAGTCTGAAGGTGTCTTGCTTGTGCCACGGTGTACCTGTGTTGAGTATCACCCCGCCCTTGGTTCGGATATTCTGTAATTCTTGATACACATTATCAGTCTGGATTCTCTCAGCGTTTGAAATGCGGTCTTTCAAAGTAACAATATCATCTGTGTAGATTCTCTTGAAGTGCTTTCCGGTTATGGCGAATGATCGTATACCATCTGCTACCAGTTGGGATTCCTTGATCCCTTGGCCAGTGAAAAGGTTGGTGTGGATTTCCGTTTGGGTATCTTTGAGCAGTTGGATAGGCTTCTTGTTGACCGCCATTGAGAATGCTTGCCCAATATCTGATTGGAGGTTCTTCTTGACCGCCCTTACAAATTCAACCGTTGAACCGCTCTCCTTGCGTAGGAGCAGAATAGTCAAGTCGGTGCGGAGAATCATTGCCATCGTAACCGCCACGATCAAACATGTTGTTTTATATGAATCTCTATGAGCTTGGAGTGTGTAATCTTCATCCCTCCAAAGCAATGTCTTTATCCATTCGTTATGGATACCCTCCAGGAGGTTGTATCCTAGAAGGTGAGCAAATGCTACTGGATATTCGATTAGTCCTTTTGCCTCATTGGTTGTCATTGACCATTGCCTTGACCTTGTCTATGGTCTGCTTGATTTCAACAGGTGTATCACCACCCTCGATTTTCATCTCTTGCCTGTCTATCTGACCTAGGTATTGTTTTCCGAGCCAGATGAGCATGGTTGCATTACCACCAAGAGCGCAATCGAACTGAGCCTTTCTAAGTTTTGGTTTTGCGAACGCCATCTGCTTTTGTTCAACATATTCCGCAAATGTTACGCCAAATTGCTCTTTTACCCTTCTCTCGACAGTATCATATGAGCAGTTGATGTCGAAAGAATTGAGCACAGAGACAATCTCTTTGCAGTTGCAAAAGACTGCACAAAGAGCGTCTACCTTCTCAAAATCAATTTCTATCTTTG